ACATACAAATCGGATAAGTCGGACATAAGGTATAATTTACGCCAATGGGACTATTTGATCGCTTTACAACAAAACAAGCAACTGATCCGCTAGATGTATCAGCAGCTCTCGCACCTTACAATTCTCAGCAATTAGTTGGCGGTATTCTGTTTGGAACAACAACCGCATCACGTGAATCGTATATGGCAGTTCCTGCAGGAGCACGTGCAAGAAACATTATTTGTTCAACAATTGGATCTTTACCACTTGAGCAATACAACCATTTTACAAATGAGCACATTCGACCAAACCGAGTAATTATGCAACCAGATCCACGTGTTGCTGGATCAGCAATTTATGCATGGATCGCAGAAGATTTATTACTTTACGGAGTTGCCTACGGAATGGTAATGGATGCTTATGCATCAACAGATGCTTCACGTATTCGTGCATGGACAAGAATTGCACCTAACAGAGTATTTGCAAGTTTAAATGCGTTATCAACAGAGATCGAGTATTACACGGTAGATGGAAAGCGTGTACCGCCGTTTGGTTTGGGATCTTTAATTGTATTCAATGGTTTAGATGAAGGAATTCTAAATCGAGCAGGTCGCACAATTAAAGCAGCTGCTGAATTAGAAAAGGCTGCAGAGATGTACGCAAAAGAGCCTATGCCACAAATGGTTTTAAAATCAAATGGCACAAACTTAACTCCAGAGCGTATTTCAAGATTACTTTCATCATGGACACAAAGCCGTCAAACAAGATCAACTGCATTCTTAAATGCGGATGTTGAATTACAAGCACTTGGATTTGATCCGGCTAAATTACAATTAAACGAAGCACGTCAATACCTTGCTTTAGAAATTGCAAGAGCATCTGGTATTCCAGCATCGTTTGTATCTGCAGAAACTACATCAATGACTTATTCCAACATGACTGCAGAGCGCAAAGCACTTATTGACTTTTCACTTCGTCCAATTCTTACAGCAATTGAGCAACGTCTAAGCCAGGCAGACTTCTGCCCTAACGGAATTGAAACCCGATTTGATATTGATGACTTTTTACGTGGATCAGCATTAGAGCGTGCACAAGTTTACGAAATCCTAAACAGAATTGGTGCGATGAGCATCGAGCAAATACAAGAGGAAGAAGATCTAATCCGATGAAAATCAATTTCCCAATAACGCTAACTGCAGCCGATAGCAAGAAGCGCACAATCTCAGGCAAAATCGTATCCTGGGATGAATTAGGTATGACTAGCGCAGGAGCGACTGTATTTCAGAAAGATTCAATCGATTTCTCAAAGCCAGTTAAATTATTACTTGAGCATGACCGCACACGTCCAATCGGACGCTTAATGGACATTACAGCTGATGAAACAGGTATTGAAGCCACATTTAAAGTTGCAGCAACTATCGCTGGCGATGATTCATTATTAGAAGCAGCCGAAGGATTACGTGACGGATTCAGCGTTGGCGTAAAGATCAACGAGTGGAAAAATGTTGATGGAGTATTACAAATCAAATCAAGTTCACTTCAAGAGGTCAGCCTGGTAACAGATCCAGCAATAGATTCTGCACGTGTTACAGAAGTAGCAGCTGCAGAAACAGAGAATTCCGAAGCAACCGCTACGGATGAACAACCACAGGAGGAAAAAGTGTCTGAGATTATTTCAGAAGCCCCTATCGCATCCGAAGCGGTAGAAGCGGCACAAACCACTCCCGTAGTAACAGCAAACTACGTTGCTTACACAAAGCCACGTGTGAATGAGAATGTTACTGCAGGACAGTATGTTGCAGCACAAATCAAGGCAGTACAAGGCGATACAGATGCACGTGATCTAATCGCTGCATTAGCAATCGGTACAGTTACAGAGAACACAGGAATGGTTCCACCTAACTACCTACGCGATGTAATCGGTGTTATCGATTCATCACGTCCATTTATTGATTCTATCGAGCGCGCACCGCTCCCTGCTTCAGGACTTAAGATTTTTACTCCTGTATTAGGAGCACAAGCAATCGTTGGAGAAACAGCAGAAGGCGTTGAGTACGCATCACAAGATACTGCAGTTACTTTCCAAGAAGACAACATCGTTAAGTTTGCTGGCGCAAACGTTATCAACCAAGAGGTTTTGGATCGTTCAGACCCATCATTCTTGGATCTTTTAATTCGTGAACTTGCAGCATCTTACGCACAAAAGACAGATGCTTACGCACTTGGCTTAGCACGTGATGCAGCAGCAGCTTCAAGCGGATCAACAATTTACAAGTCTATTGCAGACGGAATTGCAGATTCATACAACGTAATGCGCTTCACACCAAACCGCTTAGTTGTAGCACCAAACGCTGCAGGTACCATCTCATTCGCTGATTTACTTGGCGCAGAAGATGACAACAAGCGTCCACTATTCGCAGCTGCAGTTCCACAGAATGCAGGCGGATTGATTTCACAAGGTTCAACACAGGGAACAGTTGCAGGACTTTCTCTAGTTGTAGATCCTAACTACACAGGCGATAAGTTTGCGTTGGTTTACCCATCACAAGCAATGCGTTTCCACGAGAGTGGACTATTCGACATCCGTGCCAACATTGTTGCCAACGGACGCGTCGAAATCGGATTATATGGTTATGCAGCAGTAGTTAACCGCTACCCAACAGCATTCCGTAAGTTAACAGTAGCCTAAATCAAATAGTGCCAGGGGTTGCTCCCGATCTCTGGCATCTTTGTAATGGGAGTTAAGGAGAAGACATGCCAACAATTATTACTGCCGGTGAGTTAAGAGCAGTACTTGGTGTGTCTTCTGCCTTATACAACGATGCATATTTAAACGAAATAATCGATACCGCAGAAGGCGTGATCCTTCCAATGTTGGTTTCATTCAAAAGCCCTATTCAAGAAGCTGCTCTAGAAGATAACATCGCAACATTCACAACTTTAGGCATTCATGAATTTACAGAAGGTCAATCAATCGTCATTACAGGATGCGGAACACCTTACAATGGAACACGAACAATCCTGGAAGATAATCTTGGACAATATACATTTTCATGCGCCATTACAAACGCAGATGTTGCGAGCGCAAATATCATCCCATCAGGAGTTGCAACATTATCTAGTGCTTCAACTTATGTTGGCAACCAACCAGTTCGCTCAGCCGTATTCGTAGTTTCTTTAGAAGTATTCCAATCTCGCCTTGCAGGAGGAGGTCAGATTGAGGGCGTAGATTTTACCGCCACGCCATTTAGAATGGGCAGAAGTTTATTCAACAGATGCGTTGGAATATTAGGCGCATTTATAGATGTTGAAAGCATGGCTCAATAATGACTGCCTCAACAATCCTTTCAACAGTCAGACAACCACTTGCCACAGCTCTTTCAACAGTAGCAGGAAACGTTTACTCATTCGTACCAGAATCAGTTATTCCGCCAGCAGTCGTGGTCGTGCCAGATAGCCCTTACTTAGAATTAGAAACTATCAGTAAATCTTTAGTTCGTACAAAAATCAATTTTACAATTTCAGTCGTAGTTGCTTACAACTCAAATCCAGCAAGCCTGGACAATATAGAGCAACTGACAATGAGTGTTCTGAAGGTGATCCCAGCAGGGTACATCGTCAGCTCGGTCGAAAGACCAACAGTTACACAAGTTGGAGCAAGCACTCTGCTTATTGCAGATGTTCGAGTTTCTACCTACTACACACAAACCGCATAAAGGAGAATCATGGCAACCACAGTAATCACAGGTCGCGATATTTCTTTGTCGTTCTCAGGTGGAACAGACATCGAAGCACAAGCGACAAACGCAGTTTTAACCAAAGAGTTTGATCGTCAAACTTACCAGACTTTAGATGGCGAAGCCTACAAAGTGGTAAACACATCTGGCACATTCCAATTAGACATGTTGGCAGACTGGGGCAAAACTTCATCAGTTTGCGAAGCACTTTGGACAGCATGCGATTCTGCACCAAACACAGAAATCAGCATTACACTTACAGCTGCAACTGGAGCACAATTTGTGTTCCCAGTATTGCCAGTTTACCCAACCGCAGGTGGCTCAGGAGTAGATGCTCAAACAGTATCTTTCACATTCCCAGTCGCACGTGGTGAAGTTGCTGAAACCTTCAGCTAAAAAATAAAACGGGAGCAAACAAAATGAAACTACCAATAACAATTGAATACAACTCAGGAGAGCAAGCCACTTACATAGCCCAACCTCCTGAGTGGGCGAAATGGGAGAAGCAGACAGGAAACACGATTGGACAAGCCAAAGAAAAGATTGGCATGTGGGATCTTATGTTTTTGGCTTATCATGCCCATAAGCGTGCAATTGCTGGAGACAAACCAGTCAAGCCGATGGATGCCTGGATGGAAACAGTTGCCGATGTAATTGTCGGTGATGCGGATGACCCAAAAGTCATCCAGAAGGAAGCGTAAGCCGCTTACTTGTTGCGGTGGCAATAGCCACCCACATACCAATGAGTGAATGGACAAGCGCAGAAGATTTACTAACAGCAGTCGAGATTCTTAAGGAGCGTGGATAATGGCAGTCGCTACTGAGCCATCGATTTTCTACTCCAAAAAAGAATTGGGTCAAATTGCGAAAGTGTTGCGTTCAATGAGCGATGTTGCCGTTGATGAAAGCAAAAAACGTGTGCAACAAATTGCCGATAAAGAATTAAATGCTATTCGTGCAGTTGCAAGCGGTAGGGGTAAAGTTGCTCAAAGAATTGCAGATGGCGGTAAAGTAAAAAAATCTTCTTTACTAGGTGAGATTCAATTTGGTTTTGCTTCACAAAGATTTTCTGGTGGTGCAACAACTCAGTTTAATACACGCAACGACCCACCAGGTAACCGCAAAGGTATTGGAGCAGCTACAGAATTTGGATCTGCTAAGTACCCACAATTTCCTAGATGGAGTGGACCAATGCCCAAAGGCCCTGGTTCACGTGGTTGGTTTATTTATCCAACAGTCAGAGCCTTGCAGCCAACAATTATCAAAGAGTTTGAAGAGGTAATTTTGCAGATTAGAAAAGAGTGGACAGATGGCCAGTAGAACTTTAACACTAGCCCTTGCAGCTGATATTGATAATCTTCAAAAAGGATTAAAAACAGCAGATAAAGAAATTGCAACTTTTGGCGATCAAGTAAATGAATTTGGTAAAAAAGCAGCTTTAGCGTTTGTAGCCGTAGGTGCTGCTGCAACAGCCTTTGCCGTATCTGCAGTCAAAGCAGCAGCTGCAGATGAGAAAAGCCGTAAATCATTAGAACAAACTATCCGATCCAATACAAAAGCAACCGAAGCACAAATTGCTGGTTTGGATGATTACATCACAAAGCAGTCAATTGCTACAGCTACAACAGATGATGTTTTAAGACCCGCCTTTGCCCGTTTAGTTAGATCAACAAACGATGTTACAAAAGCACAAGATTTATTAAGCCTATCTCAGGAAATTGCCACCGCAACAGGAAAGCCACTTGAAACAGTCGCAAATGCTTTAGGTCGAAGTTTTGATGGACAAAACACCGCTTTAGGCAAATTGGGCTTAGGTATTGATGCAGCGACTTTAAAAACAAAATCTCACGATGAGATCATGCAAATCCTTCGAGGCACTTACAAAGGTTTTATTGATAACGAAGCAACAAACGCAGAATTTAAAATCAGACAATTAGAAATTGCTTTAGATGAAACAAAAGAGCAAATTGGGACTGCGTTATTACCAATCTTTAAGCAGTTTGCTGATTTCTTGCTAGTTTCAGTTGTTCCAAACATAGAAGCCCTGGCTGCAGGATTGACTGGCGAAAGTGGTGTGAATGCAGGAATTACAACTGCCACACAAGGAGCCTTTGAATTTGGTGAGCAATTAAGATCAACAATTGGTTTCATTATTAGTATCAAAGATGAATTGTTAATACTTGGTGGCATTATTGTTTCAGTATTTGTGGCAAGCAAGGTCATGGCATTTGTAACAGCAATTCAAACCCTTATTACTGCGATGGTTGCACTTAGAACAGCTGCAGCAGCTGCTGGAGTTGCAACTGCATTTGCAACAGGTGGTACTTCAGTCGCCCTTGCCGCTGGCGCACTTGCAGCGGCTGGTACTGCTTATGGATTATCTCAAATTGGTGGATCTTCCACTCCTAGCGTTCCAAGTGTTCCAAACGTACCTTCAGGCGCAACTGCTGCACAATTGGCATCAGGTGCTGCAAGAGCAGGAACCACAGTTAATAACATTACAGTTAAAGCAGTAGATTCAGAAGGCGCAGCCAGAGCAGTTGCAAAGGTATTAAATCAATCATCTGCCCGATCCATTCCGGCATTAGATCCAGCAAGCATTAGACGACTTCAATAATGAGCAACTTTACGCCTGAATGGCGATTGCTGGTTAATGGCGTTGATTATTCAAACGTAGCAATTTCAGATATATCTCACGCATCTGGTCGGGATGATATTTATATCCAGCCAAACCCGTCATACATGGAAATTGCTTTAGTTGCTTTAGAAGATGAAAACTATGTATTTGATGTTAATGATTCTTTAACGCTACAAGTCAAAGACAGCACTGGCACATACACAACTCTCTTTGGTGGCAACATCACAGATATAACCACATCGGTCAGCAGCACAGGATCAGTTGGCAAGGTTTACTCATACAACCTAATTGCTATGGGCTCTCTTGCTCGCTTGGCTAAAACAATCAGCGAAGGCGTATTAACATCAGAGTTTGACGGAGATCAGATTTACACTTTGCTTACAGAATTCTTATTAGGTGATTGGGTGGGTATATCAGCTGCACAAACATGGGCAACTTATGATGCAACAACGACCTGGGCAACTGCTGAAAATCTAGGAATTGGTGAGATCGATCAGCCTGGTCAATACGAAATGGTCAATCGTGGATCGTCAACAGATACGATTTACAACATCGCTTCACAAATAGCCAATTCAGCCTTTGGATATTTATATGAAGATAATGCTGGCAATATTGGATATGCAGATGCAGACCATCGCCAAAACTATCTAGCTGCTAATGGTGCAATTGAGGTTTCAGCAAACACAGCAATCGGAGCAGGATTAACCACTACGACCCAGGCAGGTAATATCCGCAACGATATAGCCATTAACTATGGAAACAGTTTTAATGACCTAGAAGTGGCTTTAGATGCTACAAGCATTTCGATTTATGGCTACAAATCAGAAACTCTTAACTCAAGCATCAAGAATCAATCAGATGCAGAAGATATTGTTAATAAATACTTAAGTCTTAGAGCCTATCCTTACCCAGTATTCGACAGCATCACATTCCCAATTACAAACTCAGAATTAGACGATACAGACCGAGATCACCTTTTAAACGTGTTTATGGGTCAACCACTGACCATCACCGATTTACCGCCTCAAATAGCCTCTGAGGGGCGTTTTCAAGGGTATGTAGAGGGTTGGTCATGGAGCACGTCATTCAATGAGTTATACCTGACCATCAACCTCAGCCCAATAGAGTTCTCAGCCGTATTCCAACAATGGAATGAGGTCAATGCCTCCGAAGCATGGAACACATTATCAGGTACAATTACCTGGCGAACAGCGATAGGAGTAATTTCTTAATATGGCAACAACTACCAATTATGGGTGGGAAACCGCAGATGATACCGATCTGGTCAAAGATGGTGCGTTGGCTATGCGAACACTTGGTTCAGCAATTGATACGACTACAAAAGCCCTTAACCCATCAACAACTTTAGGCGATATTGAATATCGATCAGCAACTGCTAACACCAACACAAGATTAGCAATTGGATCAACTGGCAATGTTTTAACAGTTTCTGGTGGTGTGCCAACTTGGGCTGCTCCTGCTTCTGGTGGAGGAATGACTTTATTAAGCACAACAACACTTTCAGGCTCTTCTACATCAATTTCAATTACTCCGACAGGATATAACGAAATTGTGGTAATTGTTCATGGTATTACAAACGGCTCAAATGGTAATTTGTTCATGGGTATTAATTCAGATACAACTGCTGCTAATTATGTTCAAGCATTTTACGCAACAGAAGGCACATCTTATTATTCAGGAGCAAATGTTGGCGTTGCAGGAGTAAATGCAATTATCCCTGGTCAGGTTGGATACTTAGGCGCAAATAATAATAATATCGCTCAATTTATTATTGAACAACCAAACCTCACCACTCGTAAATTGGTTAGTGCTCAATCGGCATTTTATTCACAGAATAGTCTTCATGCATCTAGCAATTCGACTTGTAATTATGCTACCTCATCTGCATTGTCTTCAATTGAATTGTTTACCACAGTTGGAAGTTTTACCGCAGGAACTGCACTAGTTTACGGAGTTAAATAATGACAAAACCAATGATAAGAATACATAATACTGAGACTGATGAAATTATTGATCGAGAAATGACCAATAAAGAATATGAGGCTTATGAAGCATCTGCACAGGCACTTGCAGAATTAGAAGCATCAGTAGCGAATAAAACTGAAGCAAAGGCTGAACTACTTGCCAAATTAGGCATCACTGCCGAAGAAGCACAACTTTTACTTTCCTAAATGAAGTGGTGGCTGAGTAAGTCTGCCGTTCAATTTCGTGAGCAGGTAGATGATAACTTCCCTGATCGGGACAGGCGTTCAGATGGAACTCTGGGCGACGCTCGCCATGCGCTTAAACCTAGTTCGCACAATCCAGATCCTAAAACTGGTGTTGTTCGTGGTTTAGATATTGATGCCGATTTGCGTTTAACTAAATCCATTTCAATTGATCTGGCTGAACAATGCCGACTTTATGCAAAGGCAGATCCTAAGAAACGCATCGAATACATCATCCATAATGCTAAAATATGTTCTGCTAAAGGTAATTGGAAATGGCGTGCTTACAAAGGCGTGAACCCACACAAGCATCACATCCACTTTACTTTTAGCCCTGCGGGAGATCAGGACAGTTCGTTTTTCGACATCCCACTACTCGGAGGCAAAGTATGAAACTAAGCAAGAAACACAAAGCAGCAATCAAGTCATATTTGAGAGCTGTTGCAGCATCTGGATTAACAGTAGCCCTGGCAATTGCAGGAGATATACGACCAGAATATGCGGTATTGCTTGGAGCATTAGTTGCACCGCTAGTCAAGGCATTAGATCCTAAGTCTGGTAAAGAAGCCGATTACGGGATTAGCACAAAAGCATGACCGAGCAGGATTTTTTTACACTCTACATCGCAACGATTGGCATACTAGGCGGATTTGCTGGGTATGTCATCAGTCATTTACTGACCGAAATTAAACGCCTTAATCAGCGTGTCGATGAGATTTACAACATTCTTTTAGAGCGATAATTTAAAACATGGCGAATACACGCAAAAAGCAAACAGCCCGTAAAAAGGTTGCAAAGAAGCGGATTGTGCGTAAGTCGCCAGAGCCATTAACCAAACTTGATGTCTTTTATGCATCTTTGCATGAATGCTACAAATCAGCCCGTAAGGCTGGATTTAGCGAAGGCGTTGCACTTTGGATGATGCAAGACAGAATCCTTCCCGACTGGATTGTCGGCGATGGTGCGATCATTCCTTCGATTGATCCGACTGAAGAAGATGAGGATTTCGATTAAGCGATACTTGGTTATTTCAGATTTACAGATTCCCTACCACCATGAGGCAGCTGTTAAAAATGTTATCAAGTTAGCAAGGCGGGAGAAGTTTGACAGTGTACTTAATGTTGGTGATGAGATTGATTTTCAAACCATTAGCCGTTGGGCTGAAAAAACACCTTTGGCTTATGAGCAAACTTTACACAGGGATCGTGAACTTACTCAGTCGATTCTTTGGGATCTCACCGAGCACGCTAGAGAGGCTCATATTGTCCGTTCTAACCATACTGATCGCCTATACAACACTCTTTTAAAAGTACCTGGCTTAATCAGTTTGCCAGAATTGCAGTACGAAAAATTTATGGATTTCTCTACTATGGGAATTCAATTCCACAAGACCTTTTATGAGTTTGAAAAGGGTTGGATCTTGGCACATGGCGATGAAGGTAATGCAAACCCTAACCCAGGCATCACTGCTCTTAATCTGGCTAAAAAGGCTGGTAAGAGCGTTGTTTGTGGTCATACCCATAAGTTAGGGCTAAGTGCATACACAGAGGGCTTAGGAGCCAATTACAGGACGATTTGGGGCATAGAGGCTGGCAACCTTATGAATAAGTCAAAAGCCTCATACACAAAGGGAATAGCCAATTGGGCTATGGGCATCGTGATCCTGGACTGGGATGGTAAGAACATGACCCCGACCCTTATTCCAATCAACAAAGATGGATCATTTACGGCGTTGGGCAAAGCCTATGTCTAGAGAAACAGACTACAAAGAACGCACAATCGATGATGCCATCGATGTTATTGATAACAGTATTGTTATCTGACACGCCATACAGGCGATTGAACAGATAAGCAATTTAGAGCATATTTACCTCACCAGATAAAACCAATCTGGTAGGGAGATAACATGAAACTAGACACAAACACACGACAAGCTGCATTAGATTATGCAGATCGTGGATGGGCAGTAATGCCTTTACTACCTAACAAAAAAGATCCGCATTTCGATCTTTGCCGTAGGGCATATTTATCAGCAACAACGGATCACAAACTAATCAACTTCTGGTTTGACTATGACCCAAACATCAATGTTGGTATTGCTTGCTCAACTTCTGGGCTAGTGGTATTTGATATTGATTATCGTAATGGTGGCGAATTGCTTGAGCAATTTGAGCCGACTTACACAGTACAGACGGGCGATGGATTGCACCTTTATTATGCAACAAGTCCATCAGCCATTTATCGTGGCAAGCTAGCCGATGGCATAGATATCAAATATAAAGGCTACGTAGCAGCTGCGCCTTCCATACATCCGTCAGGTGCACGCTATACAGTTATCGATGATCGAACACCAATTGCGGTGCCAAAAGAGATATGGGAGTGGGCAACCAAATGAGCAACATAAGTGATCAAATGGCGGTAGCAATCGTCATTTTTAGCACCTTTGCGGTTTTCTTATTTATGGCTTGGCGAGAAGATCGTAAGAATAGATTATGGGATGAAGCCTGGCGTGCTGGCTATGAACAAGGCACAAAGGTAGTGCGCAGTAATGTCCGCTAATCGTGAATCTATCTTTGATGAAGCAAGATTATTACAACAAGATCGAGGTCGAGTTTATGGATCTCCTTATACCAACCACAAACGAATCGCAGAGTTATGGAGCGGAATACTTGAAACTCCAATTACTCCACACCAAGTTATCTTGGCAATGGTCGCAGTCAAGTTGGCTAGGTTGGTTGAAACACCCACACATCACGACAGTATTGTCGATGCAGTTGCATACCTGGCATTCTACGAAGATGTCATACATTCGCAGCTAGACGATGATTACGAAAAATTCTAATCGAAATGTTTGGTGTGATTACTGTAAAGCGCAGTATGGAGCGCATATAATCAAGGGTCAGAATCCGGCAACTTGGCTTTCAAAGAGCCAAAACGGAACAGAGCGAGCCTACTGCGATAAGTGCAGACACTCAGTGGAGGCTTGGCATGATGGGAGCACTTGGGATCTTCGTGCGCAACAGGAATACCGACAAGGGAAACAGGAGATAGATTATGGCTTTTAATTTGGAGGATTATGAAACAGTCGAAGAAAGATTATCGAAATTCTGGAAAGACTGCCCAGACGGGCGGATCGAAACCGAGCGAGTTGTCGCCGTTAACGCTCCGAGCGATGAATATGTATTTGTGGCTCGGCTATTTAGAACTGAGGCTGATCAACATCCAGTATCGACTGGGTGGGCGAGTGAAACGAAAACAACTTCAGGTTTTAATAAATTTGCTTGCGAGTTGTCTGAGAGTTCTGCGCTCGGTCGTGCGCTTGCTAACTGGACTTACGCCAAAAAAGGTGCAAGACCATCTCAAGTGGAAATGGAACGAGTAAGCAAAGGCAATCAAGAATGGACTAAGCCAACATACGGAGCACCTGGAACAAGGACTGCAGCTGTAGTTGATGCCTTACGTAATACCGATTGGTCAGCACCTAAATTGGAAGATCCAGCACCTTTGGCTTGGTCGGTTGATGATGTTGCGCAATCATTAAATGCGGAAAAGGTAGGTGAATCTTTTGATTGCAAGCATGGTCAAATGCTACGCAAAGAGGGAACATCTAAAACAGGCAGACCATTTCTCGGTTATGTGTGCACAGAGAAAAGCAAAGCCGATCAATGTGAACCTCATTGGGCAAAGACCACAAGCAATGGCAAATTCTATTTCCCAGATCCAGATAAGGATAAATAAATGGGCGAATTAGAGATAATTCAAGAAGGTCGCTTACGCATTAAGTTTCATTCAGATGGAACTGTCGTGCCGGACGTAGTGCCGCTTAATGAGTGTTGCGATATGTGTAATGATCCTAGAATGGTGCATGTTGAGGGATTGCTCAAATGCGTAGGTTGTGGGGTTATCAATCGTATCGATTATGGACATCATGCCTAAATACGATTACGAGTGTTTGCGTGAGGGAGTTGTTGCTGAGTTTGATTTAGCAATTGACCACAATGCTCCC